ATAATGACTACTTTGGTGAAATCGCAAACTTTGGTGATTCAGTTAAAATCATTAAAGAACCCGAAATCACTGTTAAGGCATACGAACGTGGTACTACAATCACACCGCAAGACCTTGACGATGAAGACTTCACACTGACCGTTGACAAAGCAAACTACTTTGCATTCAAAGTTGATGACATTGAAGAAGCACATTCGCACGTAAACTTTGAGTCTCTCTCAAGCAACCGTGCAGCATACCGCCTAGCTGACCAGTTTGACCAAGATGTTCTTGGCTACCTGTCAGGCTTTAAGCAGTCTGCAATCAGTGGCACACCTGACACTATTAACACTACTGTTAACGGTACTAAGTCAGTTACAACTGCTGGTTCTGATGAACTGCTGTCAAGCATGAAGCTGAATGCATCCGACTTCAACGCAGGTAATTCTGCTAACTGTGTCGGTCTGAAGCCTCGTGCATCAGAAGCTGTTCCTACAACTGCTGGTGTAGCTAACCCACTTACCGTGATTGCACGTATGGCACGTCAACTTGACCTGCAAAACGTAGACTCTCAGGGACGTTGGTTGGTTGTTGACCCAGTGTTTGTTGAACTGCTGAAAGACGAAGACTCACGTTTGTTTGATTCAGACTTTGGTGGTTCTGGTTTGCAGAATGGTTTGATTCTGAATAACCTGCATGGCTTTAAAGTCCATGTCTCTAACAACCTGCCTAAAGTTGGTACTGGTCCTTCTACTACTGGTGGAACCAATGCCAATAACTTTGGTGTGATTGTTGGTGGTCATTCTTCAGCCGTTGCTACTGCTGACCAAATCAACAAAACTGAGACTTACCGCGACCCGGACAGCTTCGCTGATATTGTCCGTGGTATGCATCTGTATGGCCGCAAGATTCTTCGTCCTGAAGCACTTGTTAACGCCAAATACTGCTTGGTATAAGGAGAATAGATTATGGCACTAGGTGATAACACTCTCCAAGCCGCACGTGGCAACTCGCAGCGTGGGCGTAATCCATACATGGTTCAGACCACATTTGACTTTGCAACAGCACTGTCTGACAAAGGTGGCGCACTTGCCGCTGGCGATGTCATTCCAGTAATTGCTGTTAAAAAAGGCATGATGGTGATGAATGCAGGTATTGAAGTTGATACTGCCTCTGACGGTTCTACTCTTACTGTAGATCTTGGCATGATTGCAGCCGAAGATTTCGTTGACGGTTTTGACGGAACTTCTGCAGCAGGTGTTGTAGCACAGAACCCAGCAGCCTATTCTCCACGGATGGCTGTTGCTGATGACAACATCGACCTCAAACTTGTTACCCTGTCAGGTGGCGCAGTTACTACGGGTAAACTCCGTATCTGGGCTGTCATCATGGATTGCAATGATGAAGGTGACTTGACTGCTCAAGAAGTAGCACGTGACGTTATCTAACTAACATAGTATTGGGGCAGGGCAACTTGCCCCTTTACTTTCATTTTATTATAAGGATGCACAATGGCATACACTTACCTAGACATTACTAATGAAGTCATTGCTCGTATGAATGAAGTGGCTTTAACCTCTTCTAACTTCGGGTCAGCACGTGGCTTTCAAGTACAGTGTAAGAATGCAGTCAATGATGCTATCAACTATGTCAACCAGCGAGAGTTTGGTTGGCCTTTTACACATTCAACACAAACACAAACATTAGTAGCTGGGCAAACTCGCTACACTATTCCTGCTGATTCACAGTCCGTAGACTATGATACATTTAGAATTAGCAAGGACGATACTCTAGGTGTGTCAGGAATTACTTTACGTATTATAGATTACAAAGAATATACACAAAAATATATTGACCAAGAAACTACATCAGATGTAGGCGCAGTTCCTATCTATGTATTTCGTACACCGGATAATAACTATGGCTTATATCCATACCCAGATAAAGCCTATGAACTAAAATATGAATACTTCCAAAAACCTACAGCTTTGTCAGCGCATGGTGATGTACCTACCATTCCAGAGCAATTCAGACAAGTGATTGTAGATGGTGCTACCGCATACTCATATCAGTATCGTGGAGAGGCACAACAGTATGGAATTAACTTTGCACGTTTTGAAGACGGTATTAAACAAATGCAAACTATTCTTCTCAATCGTGCTGACTACGTTAGGTCTACATATATTCCCTACTCACAAAGGTATGGTGCTGGCGCGGGTGGATTTTAGAGGTTTTAAATGGCAGATGAATCTGGCCTTAATCCTTTTGTGTTTGCATGTCAAGGTGGTCTAGTTCTCGACCAATCAACCTTTGCAATGCAGCCGGGGATGGCACTTGAACTAGAAAACTTTGAACCTGCCACTACTGGTGGGTACAGACGTATCTCAGGTTATAACAAGTGGAACTCTAACATTGTTCCACAAGACCAATCTGCCAGTGAGTCTGTACTTATGTCGGCATACTTCAAGGGTAGTATCCTAGCTGCACGTGGACGTAAGATACATAAAGCTGCAACAGGTAGTGGTTCTTGGACGGAGATAGACTCAGGTAGAACAGGTGCAGGACGCTACACGTTCTTTAGATATAATTTAGCTGGCACAGATTTTATTGTATGGGCTGATGGTGCTAATCGCGCATCTAAGTATGATAATACTACTATAACAGATATTAATACTACAGGCGCACCTACAAATCCTAAGTTTGTTACAGGATTTAAGAACTCACTATTCTTTGCTGGTATGTCTTCTACTCCACAAGAGTTAGTATTTACTGCACCATACACAGATACAGATTTTAGTACAGCTAATGGTGCTGGTTCTATTAGAGTAGATAGTGATATTACTGGACTGTTTCCATTTCGTGATGCTTTGTATATCTTCTGTGAAGAACGTATCTTTAAGCTGGTTGGAAATACCATTGCAGACTTCCAGCTTCAACCTGTAACAAGAGAGATTGGTTGCCTTAACGGATTTACCATCCAAGAATTTGCAGGTGATATTATTTTCTTAGGTCCAGATGGACTGCGTACTGTTGCTGGTACAGAGAGAATTGGTGACGTAGAACTTGGTACAATCAGTCGTGCAGTACAAGAACGCTTTGAAGGATTGTCTGACGTAGATGAATTTGACAGTGTTATTATCCCTGATAAAACACAGTATCGCATCTTCTTTAGTAATAATGCTACAGCACGTTCTACCACTACTGGTGTTATTTGTGTACGTAAGGGTGATAGCTACGAGTTTGCAGATATTAAAGGTATCAGGCCAAGTAGTACAGACAACATTGTAGCGTCAGGTGACACAATCGTAGTACATGGTGACTTTGATGGTTACGTGTATAGGCAAGAACAAGGCAATGACTTTGATGGTAGCGTAGTAACAGGTAAGTATCGTTCTCCTGATTTGACTATGGGTGATGCAGGACTACGTAAGACTTTTGAACGTGTTATTATTAACTATGCACCCGAAGCCGCCGTTAACGCTGACTTGTTTGTACGATACGACTATGAGTCACCAAATGTGGCAAGACCAGCAGCGTATCCATTTGATACATCTTCATCGGTAGCTATCTATGGTACATCTACATACGGCGTTGCAACATACGGTGGACAATCTAACCCATTGGTAAGACAACCGATTGAAGGCAGTGGATTTGCTGTGGCACTGCGGGTTAACGATAGAGGCACATCAGCACCATATTCACTTAAAGGATTTCAGCTAGAGTTCCAAGCTGATGCAAGGAGATAATTAATGGCAGGTTATACTAGACAATCCAGTTATGCTGACGGTGACATTATTAATGCAGCCGACAGTAATGACGAGTACAACCAATTACTAGCAGCATTTGTAAATACATCAGGTCACAAACATGATGGCACAGCCGCAGAAGGTCCAGTCATCGGTTTGATTGGAGACCCCGGTGTTGTTGCTCCAAAGAACAAAGTCGTAGTAGACGATGCTAATAACCAAGTAGAAGTATCTATTGATGTAGGTGGTACAAGTACTGAACAGTTTGTTATTAAGGACGGTGTGATTGAACCTACTACAGATAACGACATTGACTTAGGTGCATCGGGTAAAGAATTTAAAGACCTGTATCTTGATGGTACAGCAAACATTGACGCACTTGTAGCTGACACTGCTGACATTAACGGTGGTACAGTAGACGGTGCAGTGATTGGTGGGGCGTCTGCAGCAGCAGTCACAGGTACAACAGTTGTAGCCAACACAAGTCTAAACATTGCAGGTGACGGTGCTACCGTTACAGGCATCAAAGACGAAGATGATATGGCATCAAATAGTGCGACTAAACTCGCTACTCAGCAATCAATTAAGGCTTATGTAGATGCCCAAGTTACCGCGCAAGACCTCGACTTCCAAGCAGACTCAGGTGGAGCCTTATCTATCGACCTTGACAGCGAGACTTTTACGCTTACAGGTGGCACAGGTATTGATACTTCTGGTTCTGGCAATGCTGTTACTTTTGCTATTGATAGCACCGTAGCAACTCTTACAGGGTCACAGTCTCTTACAAATAAAACTATTGACGTAGACAATAACACAGTATCAAACATTGAAGTAGATAACCTAAAGTCAGGCGTACTTGATACAGACCTGACTAGCGTAGCTGGTACGGATACTACACTGGCATCTGCTAAAGCTATCAAGACTTACGTAGACGCACAGGTAACTGCACAAGACCTTGACTTCTCAGGTGACAGTGGTGGCGCACAGAATGTAGACTTAGACAGTCAGTCACTGACATTCACTGGTGGTACAGGTATTGACACTACAGGTTCAGCACAGACAATGACTGTGGCTATTGACAGCACTGTAGCTACACTAACAGGGTCACAAACTTTAACAAATAAAACCTTGACAAGTCCAGTGTTGAATAGTACAATAAGTGGAACTTCAATTAAAGATGAAGACGATATGGCATCTAACAGTGCCAGTCACTTAGCAACACAGCAATCAATCAAAGCATACGTAGATACACAAGTAGCTACAGTACCTACAGGTGATATTACTTCTGTAGTAGCTGGTTCAGGTATGACAGGTGGTGGTACATCAGGTGATGTTACTCTTAATGTTATCGGTGGTACAGGTATTACTGCTAATGCTGATGAAATTACTATTGACGCTACAGTAGCCACACTGTCTGGTACACAAACACTTACTAACAAAAGCATTGATGCATCACAGCTTACTGGTACAGTAGCTAACGCAAGACTAGATGCACAGCTTCAAGACGTAGCTGGTCTAGCTGTAACTGATGGTGGCTTTATTGTAGGAGATGGTTCTAACTTTGTACTAGAAACTGCAGGTACTGCACGTACATCACTAGGTCTAGGCTCTGCTGCAGTATTAACAGCAGGTACATCAGCAAGTAATGCAGTACAACTAGATGGTTCTGCGAGACTACCAGCAGTAGATGGTTCGCAGTTGACTAATCTACCAGCAACAGGTGCGACTGCTGGCTTTGCAGTAGCTATGGCAATTGCACTTTAGGCTTGACAAACAAGTAAAAGTATGGTATAATTATACTTATCTTAATTAGGAGATGAAATGGCACAGGATTTTGAAAGAAACATTGCAAGGAATGTAGGTACAGGCGCAGTAACAATGCGTACAGCCAACTCCGATGATGCGCTTATTGGTATCAATATTGCTAATGTTACAACAACACAGATTCTAATGGATGTGTTTATTAATGATGGGTCTAACGACTACTACATTATTAAAGATGCACCTATCCCTGTAGGTTCAGCCTTGCAGGTACTAGATGGCGGTGCAAAGGTTGTAATGCAAGCAAGTGATGTACTAAAGGTACAAAGTGATACTGCATCGAGTGCAGATGTTTGGGTTTCCGTAGTCGATACTATTAGTTCATAAGGAATAAAGTATGCCGTATATTGGTCAAAAAGTTCCGGGTAGCTATCAAGCCACTAAAGCAGTACAACGCTTCAATGGTGACGGTAGCGATACCACATTTACGCTGACTACTACAGTATCTTCTGTGCAAGATGTGCTGGTATCAGTTGATGGTGTTGTACAAGACACTGCTGCCTACACTATTCCTGATGGCACTACACTAACATTTACTGCCGCCCCTTCCTCTGGC